CTGATCCGACACATCGGCCATATCGCCACCAGCCATCACCACGGGAACGCGGGGGAAGTCATCCCCGACATATGCCGTGAAGCTGCCCCTTGCACGAATGCGCGGCATGGTTTCCCCCTGGTTTCAGTGAGAGGGCGAGTTTCCCCGCCCTCCTGCTGAAATCAGGTCGCCGCCGTCAGGGCGAATACCGGCGCAACCGGGCGCGAACCCGTCGCCCGCGAACGCATGAAGATCACGTTCAGAACGCCGTTGGTCGAAGCCGTGCCCACCGCTGCAAGGCGGACATACCGCTTGTTGCCGCGATAGCCGACCGTTCCCATCAGCTTGTCGTCGTCGGCATCTGATGCCACCGGGTCAACCGCCCCGATCACTTCCGCCGCCGTGCAATCCACGAACGATGCCGCAGCGGTCGAATCCGAGTGCTGAAGCTTGAACGTGATGCCAGCGCCAAAGGCGGTGATCGTATTGGTGTTGACGATGGCAGTCAGGGCCTCGAAGCCCTGCATGTCCACCAGCGCCGTGGTTTGGGTGTTGTTGCCGACGGTGAGGTTTGCAGACCGCCCGAAGGAAACATCGCTTTTCATGTCGAACATTGCTGTTGCTCCTTACGCTGCGCAGTTCTGAAGCTTGATCGCATCGAAGGACGTAACGTCGCCCCCGGTGCGCTTGGTCGTGTAGAAGGTCACGAACCCCTTGTTCGTGTAGGGGTCGCGCAGAACCTGCAAGCCGACGCGATCAACGATGGTATAGGCGCGGCTGAAGTCCGCGTAGACCACCGCCAGCGCGCCCGAGCCTTCAAGTTCCATGTCATCCATGAAGATGACCGGCTTGCCGAGAAGCTGGATCGTCGCCTGCCCGTCGCGCAGCAGGACAGGGCCGAAGAAGTAGCTGTCGGCCCCCTTCAGCTTGAGGGCGGAGCCGAAGGTCACGCGCTTCATGCCGAAGACCGCGCGCGCCTGATATTCCTCCTTCAGGCTCATTTGCAGGTTGATCAGGCCATCAGCCGTGATTGCCGTGGCGTTGCCGGTCTTGATGCGCTCGATCTTGTCGCGTTCATAGACGCCCGCCGAAGCCCACGCCGGGTAGGTCAGGAAGCCGCGCGGCTTGCCGACGCCGTTTCCGGTGACAAAGGCCGTGTTTTCCGACCGCGCGAAAACATCAGCGACCTTGCCGCCGAGCCATGCCTCGACATCCAGATAGCTGTCTTGCAGCTGTTCGGTCGTGATCTTGGGGTCAGCCTCCAGCTTGTGCGCCACGATCTCTTTCTGGCCGAGTTGCGGCGTGGTCGTTTCGCCGCCCGAGGGACCTTCTGCGGCCCACCGCGCACCGGCTTGGTTGTCGTCGATCAGCACGTCCAGCGACTTGCTGCCGATGGTCTCGACCCGCGCAACCCCGCGAAGGGGCGAGGTTTCGAACACGCGGTCCACAACAAACGTTGCAAGTTCCGGGCGCACGAGATAGCCGCCGTCCGGCTGGACGTTCGTGGACATGGCGCGGATTTCCAGCCCCTCGGTGTCGCTGTATTTGACATCCGTGGGCGGGGTTCCCTTGCGAGCGTAGGCATCGAAGGTGTCCCGCGCCTTGGCCAGAAGTTCGGCATTGTCGCCTTTGCCGTCGCCGCCAGGACGCTTCATCGCGGCCTCAAGCTTGGCATTCTTGGCCTGAAGTTCGGCCATGTCAGCCGTGATCTTCTCGACCATCTTGTCGAACTTGGCCTCGTCGATCACGTCGCGGTTTTTCACAGCCTCCACTTCGCTGCGAAGTTCGGTCAGGACGGGGTTGATCTTCTCGACCAGCCCCTTGATTTCGGAAAGGTCCGTCATTTGGACGCTCCATATGTGAGTTGCACCAGAAGTTGTTTCAGTGCCTCAGCGTCCCGCTGATCTGCATCAAGGACATTTGCCTCAGCGTCCCGCCGATCTGCCCATGCCCTGTATCCCGCCGATGTGATGGTCTTCGCATCCCATCGGGAAAACCCGTTCTCGCGCAGGAACGCCTCAAAGGAACGTTCGCTGTCGATTGACTTGATACCCGTGACCGTTGCCATCGCGTTTGCGGGCATTGTCACAAGCGAAACCTCGTAAAGGTCGATTTCCTTGAGGCGGCGAATTTTGCCGTCCATTTCATCCTTGATGGTGCGGAAGCCGATGGAAAGGCCGTTCATCGCCCCAATCTTGATCAGGTCGAATGCTTCTTGCCCGCGCCGGGTTTTCATGGCGATCCGGCCCTTCATGCGCAGGCCGTTGCCGTCCTCAGTCACCGCATCCCAGACGCCGATTGGCTCATCGAAGCGATGCTGCCAGAGCATTTTCGGCATTCGCTTGGTCACAGTGGCGGCGAACGCGCCAGCCTCGACAACATCGCCATAGCTGTCCTCGACCCCGAAAACGCTGCCGTATCCCTCGATCCGGCCTTCGTCGTCGTCAGCTTTGACCTCAAGGTCGATTGCCTTGTATTCCATGCCTGGCCCCGCAAGTTTGCAAATTCATAGCACAGCCAAGGCTGGTTTGCAAATATGCTAATCCTGCGGGATGAACGCGACCACGCATCGGCAATTGCAAACTTGAGACGCAGACCCAGCCGGATCGCCAGGATAGGCCAGCGCCTCGCCGCCAATGTCAAACGTTTCATCCATGCCGACGATCTGCCCATTCGCCGCCGCATGATCTGGCCGCGTCCGGTCGTCCTCCGCCGATAGCCATTGTTTCATCAGGACAATGCCGGTTTCCTTCGCCGCTCCAAGCGCCCCGTAATTCGCCGCGCCATGCGTTTCCGTCCTTGCGATCAGGTCCGACCGATACCGGGAAAGCCCAGGCACAAGGTCACGCATCAGGCCCGCCGTCTCGGGTAATGTCATCCCTTCTGCAAAGCCCCGCGCCGCCGCCGCTATCATCTGGTTGCGCGTCGTGTCCGCAATGCTGGTGATCCGCCGCCTGACCGCTTCAAGCGTGATGTATTGCAGCGCCAGCTTCGCAACCGTGCTGGCGAAGTCCTTCCTTTCCAAGACGATGTGACCCGACTTCTGGGCGGTCAGTATCCGCGCGCCGAAAGCCTTGACCGCGACCGTCGCATATCGCATCACGATCCGCTGCACCTCGGCCCGGTGCTGCGGCATTTGCGGAACCGCGCCCGTGCGCTCCCATTCTGCGATTGCATAGCCATATGCCGCGCGAAGTTCGGCCCGCATTTCCGGGATGAAGCGCCGCTCGATGGCGGACATCATGGCAACCTGCCGCTTATGGCTTGGGCTAATCGCCATAGACCAGCTTCAGGGCCTTTGATGGTGCTTCGCCCGGTGGCAGATCAAATCCTCCCATCGGGTCCAGAATGGAGGCCGCGCCGCCGACCGGCTTGTATCCGATAGCCTCGCGCGCCTCGTCGGTCGTGATGATATTGGCCTGATGCGCCCGGATGACCCGATCAAACTTGCGCGCCCGTGCAGCGTCCAGAGCCGCGATCTGGTCCATGTCGATGCCGAAGGAAAGATCATCGCCATAGCGCGACAAAAGCCAGTTGCCGAATTGCGATAGGAAGCTGTTGAAAAGCGGGATCAGCGTCCCCGTGTAGAACAGTTCCTTGGCCTGCTCCATGTTGTTGAAGGTGCTGGCGTCATTGTCGATCAGCGGCAGGGGAACGCCATAGGCCGAGGCGATCAGCTTGGCTGCTTCCTTTTGGGTCGTCACGAAGTCCATGTCGCGCGGCGAGTTGTCCATTGGCACCCACTCGGCCCCGCTTGGCAGAACCGGGATTTCGCCCGCGTTTGCATTGCCCTGATATGCTGCCTTGAACCACTCCTTAATCCGCCCGACGATCTCGCCACCGGCTTCCCCGGTCATCTTGATGAGGCCGGAAGGACGCGCGCTGTTGCGCAAAAGGCGATAGTTCCACTGCATCCCGGCGTTATGGGTGTCTGCGGCAAGACCAGCCGCGACCAATGGCGATTGACCGCGCCAGTAATTCGTCGGGTCATACATCTTCATGAAGAAGAAGTCCGACATTCCGGTGATCCGGTCCACGTCAAAGGTTCGCGTGTATCCGTTCAACTTGTGAACGTAAGCTTTCGGCAGACCGCCAGGGCCTGGAACGACTTCCACGTTGAGCGGGCTGATCGGCCACAGTTCGGACGGGATACCCTCATTCGCCGCGACGATGGCCATTTCGCCGGTCAGAAGATAGTCGATGAAAACCTGTTGAATGAAGCCGTCCCAGCTTTGTTGCGGGTTCGGTCGGCGCAGAAGGTCAAGCGCTGGGTGGGAATCCAGAACCTTGTCGCCTTGCTTTACCTCAATCACGAAGTCGGCGACAGAAGACGCGATTTCTCGGACGGCGCGATAGACCACCACATTGAGTTGGTAGCCTTCCGAGATATAGGCGCGGGTGTTGGACGGCCTTTGCCAGCCCTGCCCGCCTGAAATGAGGAGGGCCTCCCCTATCGGATTGGCCTTTACCTCCACCTTGCGAAACCAGTCCTTGAAGGCCATTGGCATCCCCTTGTGATGTTGGCGTTATAGCATGACCGGCGCGACGGCGCTAGACAGGCCATCTACACGACGTAGAAGGCCGGTGCAGGGGTTTGCAGCATATCGGATACCGCGTCCATCATCGGATCAAGCATGTCGTCATGTGCGCCGTTCGGGAAGGATGTAGCCTCGGCCAGGAAGTCCGACAGGAGCGGGTGATCCTGGGGCAACAGGACGTTGCCGCTTTCAATCATCGGTGCAACGTCGAGGGCGCGGCGGGTCTTGTCAACGTCGCGCGGAATACCGATGACCGGGATTCCCTCGCGCTTCAGCGTCTGGATCAGCCCTGTGCCGCTGGCCTTGTCCTCGACCTTCATTGCCCTGAGCGTTCCCATGCCTGCGATCTGCGAATGTTTCGACCAGAAGGCGCGGGCTTGGACCAGGAGTTCCGGGGCCTCCCACTTGCCCCGGATCATGTCAATGAGGATGGCTTGCCCGTGGCGCGACTTGCCCCAGCACTGAAAGACGCTGTAGTCGTTCTGCTCCTTCGTCTTTTGGGCGGTGTCGGCATAGATCACGCGGTATTCCGTTGTCGGGTGCAGGCCGCGCCAGTATCGCCACCATTCGTCCTTGAGGATGCCGCCGCCCAGAGGTGACGGGCGTTGCTGCATCTGACCGGCCCAGGCATATTCGCCCATGGCCTTCTTGTCGCGGGCGATGGTCTCGGGTGGAAAGCGCACGGGGTCCAGTATCTCGCCCTCTTGCGTTCGTGGGTCTGACCAGCCGAGCGAAGTTGTGCATCGGCGCGCCGGTTCAAATTCCATCGGCAGGCATAGATGCTCATATCCGAGATGGCTTGAGATGATGTGGCCGCTCGGGTCTTGTTCGTGCAAGCGCTGCATGACCACGATGATCGCTGATCTGGCCGGATCGTTAAGCCGGGTCGGGACAGTCTCCGACAGGATGCGAATGGCTGTTTCACGATGCGCTGGGCTGTGTGCCTTCTCCGGTGAAAGCGGGTCATCCCATGCGATGGTATGGCCGCGACGGCCCGTCATGCTGGCAACCGCGCAGGCCTGCCGGAAGCCGCGCGCCTCGTTTTCGAAATAGAGCTTCTCGTTCTGGTCGCCGGTCATGGCGATTGGCCAGAGGGATTGATACCACTCCGAAGTGACAAGGGCGCGCATCATGCGGTTATCGCGGACGGCAAGCCCCTGCTCATGCGCCGCCCCGATGTAGCGATGTCCCGGCTGGCCGAACGGCCCCCAGAGCCAAGCCGGATACATCACGCCGACCATGGTTGACTTTGATGTGCCAGGGGGAATGTTGATCAGCAGGCGGGTCAGTTCGCCGCGCGCCACGGCTTCAAGGTGCATGGCTATGGCGTCAAGATGCCAGTTCCATTGCAGCTTGTCGGGGATGATGTGCTTCCACGCGCGCTTTGTGAACTCGGCCAGGCTTTCGGCGCAGTGGATACGCTCGATTTCCTTAATCGTTTCCGGCGTCAGCATCGTATGCCGCGAGGATTTCAGCGCGGGCGGCTGGGGAAAGCTTGGCCACGTCGAGGGCAGGCTTTGGCGACATGGTGCCATCGGATGAGGTGTGATCGTGCTGCTGTCGGTCGCGCCATTCCTCGGGGGCGGCGTTTTTCAGGGCGAAAATGCGGCTTGTGACAGTCGGGGCATCCGGCGCACGGAGCAGGTCCGTTTCCAGTTTGTGGGTTCGCGCGGCCTCGCCCCTTTTTACCGCGCCGAAAAACGCTGGGTGTTCCTTGGCCCAATTCAGCAGGGTGTCGCGGTCCACGCCGATAGCGCCAGCGGCTGCGGTCTTGCTGAACCCTTGACGCATCAAGTCCTCGACTTCCTCACAGAAGCGCGGGTCATACTTGGATGGTCTGCCGGTTTTTGCCATGCCAGTCAATTTAGCCTTGAGTGGTGTTCGGGTCAAGCTTGGGCTTGCGCGGTCTGCCGCGTGGCCGCTTGATTGCGATGGTCTGGCCGCGCACGGTGACGGGGATTGCGTTTGTCATGCCATCACCCAATGCATTGGTCGGCCTGCGATCCTCTTGACCATCCCCGCCCGTCCCAGGATGCGCAGGCGGTCGGATGCGCCGTCGAGCGTCATGCCCCATATGGCGGCTGCCTGGGCGCGGGTGACGGGCATGTGTGGCGCGATTGC